GTAATTGAATCTATTAAAGTGGCGTAATACTTCTCATACGACTCATCCAATAATTCTTGTTGTTCGTTATTCATAACTTTCTATTTTTGTTATTTTTGTTGTTGTGATTAGTTTGGTTGGGATATTTAACCCGACATAATCAACTTTGAGTAAATCATCAAATGACTTGGTCTCACCTTCTTTCATATAATGTTTACCATAATACTCCATTCGCTCTACTGTACTCAACTCCCTTTCCTCAATCTTTAGTCCCCACTTTTCACTAAACTCCGGGTCGGTTTTACATTTGTTGATGAACGATTCTATCGTATCTAATGGTGGATTGGGTGGTGTATACGGTAACCAATCAAATGCCAACTCAAGGAGTGCCTTTCCATATACTTCATATAATAATTCTTGTTGTTCGTTATTCATGGCGTTTTATTTTAATCATTGCAAAATATTCAAAATCAGATATAGTAAATTCTTCTGTCCTACCAGGTGTAGAATTTAGGTATTCAACAATTACCTTATCTTTTGTTACATCTTTAACAATCATTGATACAGGTGCCAATGAACCTAAATCTAAATCAAATTTTTTCCCAATTAGTTGTTCGTTATTCATAACTTTCTATTTTTGTTATTTTTGTTATTGTGATTAGTTTGGTTGGGATGTTATTTCTATCCCAAGATTCAACTGTCATAGGTGATACAAATACAGAATCATAATTAGCCAATTTTCTTCTTTCTTCCAGACTCAACTCCCTTTCCTCAATCTTTAACCCCCACTTTTCACTGAACTCCGGGTCTGTTTTACATTTGTTGATGAACTCTTCTTGTGATAATCCATACCCTAATTCAGTCATTTTTTCCTTTGACATATTAGGTAAAATTTTAGCATCTTCCATTAGGTAATGCCTATACACCTCATCAAATAATTCTTGTTGTTCGTTATACATGGCTTTCTATTGTAGTGTTTCGTATTCGTACATAACTAAATTCTCTGGGTATAGTATTGCGTACATCATATGCGTACTAACTTCCGGTCTAAATTTCTTCATCAAGAAAAAACATTTATCGCCATCCTTATCAACGCACTTCCAAGTATAACATACATGGTCTTGGTATGTTGATTTATCTGGCGTATCGTATGTCCTAAATTTGTATGTGCCAATTGTAATGTCCCACTCATCAATAATAACAAACATGTCCGTTGGTCTATTAGATGATACCACTTTCCACGTGTCACCTGTCCATTCACTTTTGGTAATATTAACTACCCTATTATAGTCTTGACTATAACTAAAGAGTGCTAAGAGTAGACTGACTACTATGATAGATACTTTTTTCATATTTACTTTTTCTTTGGTTTTACAGGTCGATTATCATAATCGCATTTGTGACACAAGTATGGATTGGTTTCCCCGTCTTGTGTGCCATCTTTGACAGCCCAACTCCATTTGCAATTATCACATATGACTTTGCCATTGACAACAGCTTCTGCTACTCGATTTGATTGAGCAGTAAAATTCATTTCTTTTACTATGGTTACTGTTTTGTTTGGACTAAACACCAACATGGATTCTCCATCACCCCAATCTCTTGGATCATAATCCCAATGAAAGAAGCCATCACAATAAGATACAAATGGTTGGACTAATTGCTGTCTCTCTTGCGTGGTTGGATTCGATGTGAGTTCTGTAACTGTTTGTTCCCAATCTACTCCTATCTTGGTCGCCAATTTTTTGGCTTCGGCTTGAGTCAAAATGTTGCCTGATACTTGCACTTGGTATGTATGCACTGATTTTCCTTCATAATCACTATTGTTATGATAGGCTTGTGCATATTCCAATTCTGTTGTAAACCATGTAGGTTGATCTTTGAATTGAGACACCTCGGAAAATGAGGTGAACCAAGCTGTTGTACTTATAGACTCTTTTAGCAGACTCATTAAATTTATCATATCGTATGTTTTTATATAAATACAATCATTTACTTATACATTTTGCTTTGTCTATTTCTTCATTAAGTCTTTTTATTTCCTTGATCACATCATCTCCGAGTTCGATCTTGGACATCATGCTAAGGTCTACTACTTGAGTAGTAAGCACGTCTATTAATTCTTGTTGTAACTGTTCTAACTGTGCCATATTATACGTTTTATTTGTTGAATAATTTTTGGTACCATGTTTGAGCTTTTAATTCTTTTATTTCTAAATGACTATCACGCAAATCCGATTCCACCTTCGCTAACTTCTTGTATGCGTACTCAATTGCGTCTGCTAGCACTTTCATTTTTTCTTCATCGCTATCGGTTCCTAATATGTATTTGATTCTGGTACCGCTTGCTCTATTATAAACCACATGCCATTTTAAGGACTCTTCTAATATCTGAACTACAGTTCTGCTTCTGACTATGGCTCTCAAGTCCTGCAGTTCTGCTTCCATTGCATCGAACTCTGTCTTTGCGAGTATTACTTTTTTTTCTGTCATATTATACGTTTTATTTTAACAGTTTGTTATCGTGTCTCTATAGACTGTATAAAATTCTCTATTGGGTTCATCTGAGCATTTATTCAAAGCATATATAATCATGTCTGCTGATGCATTGCTTCTTGTTATTGCTACTGGCCAGTCTCTAGATATCTCTCCTGTATCTGGATCTATATCTTTTGCTCTTACTTCATAATGTGATCTAATGTAATCTATTATCATAGTCTTTGTTTTTAGTCGTTGTTTAAAAAATTATCAGCTATCTTGCCTACTCCCCATTTTAATATCTCCCATCCTGTTATTATTATTAGTATGTATACCATTATTTCTTTTTAAATTGTTCAAACCATTCTCTAATATCAATTCTTCCTTCAAAAGTTGTAGGCCAATCATTCATTTCTTGTAGAAAGTCAATGACTTCTTCCTCACTATACACTCTTTGTGAATCTAATTTTTCAATATAGAATGATATACCTTTATCTGCTGTGTATTTTGGTTTTAGTTTATTCTCTGCTGCTCGCCACTCTTCTTCTGTCATCTTTCCTGTCCTCTTCTCAATGATATCTTCACATAGATTCATTGTACCTTCTAGTTCTGGATATTCTTTGATTAGTTTGGCTACTGTAAGAAATGTTGGTGTTTCTATTATTATCTCGAACTCTACTTGTTTGCCATCTACTAATGGTATTATTGGCTGATCTGCAGTTTGATCAAATGTTTCTTGGTATAAAGGAAGAGAGTCATAACCAGATGTTATTTCATCTCTCATTACACTATACATAACAAACCAACCTGCTGATGTGTGTTTTAATATTCCTTTCATATATGCGGTGTTGTTCCTGTCTTCCAAGTGACAGTGGTTGTATTTTCTGATTTTTTTATTAGCTCTAAGATCTCTTCTATTGTCTCCTTCACATACCTTCTATCATCACCCATTGTATATACCTTAGTCTTTAGTGGTGGGTCTGCTTCCTCTTCCTCTTGTAATGTTGTTATCATCATTGGATTGATTAAGACTCTACGTCCTCCATTCCCTGTTAGTGTTATGAATTTCATATTATTAATTTAAACTTTTTAATTCGAAAGCGGAGCTTTAATTGATGGGTGTGATTGATATTTTTTTATAGCAGTCGCTGTTTACGGGCAAAGCCAGACTATTGTGATGATACATTATCTTGCCACATTCAGATATGCTGGTGATAACTAGCTCTTCTCCTAATTCTACATTTGCTAACATCTTATTTCCGATCCTGTCTTTGATTATTTTTATTTTATCACCCGGTTTGATTGAGCTATTCATTACGTTACTTTTTTAATGTCTAACGTTGCATTGTGATGCATCTTAATCTGATCAGATCTGTAGTGTCTAATCGTACCACTATCGCACAGCACTACACACCATATATCGTTTTCAAAAGCACCGCCACACGTAACATATATAGCGTAGCCTTCTTTATTAGTTTCTACTATTACTGGTATTGGGTTCTTAAACTCTAGCATTAGTAAATTATTTTTTTATAATACTATACCTTTTACATCGCTATTCTCTTCAACTATTTTATGTGGACCATAATACCACTGTTCGTGGTAGTTTAGTACAAAGTTGTGGATAGTAGTTGGAGCTGTAGCATCTTCGTATCCACCTTCATATCCCTTAGTAAATACTCTTAGCTCAGGATCTAATGTTTGTAAATGCTCTATTAATTCTTTTACTGTCATGCTAGTCTTGAGGATTTGTTATTACTGCTGTATTGGATTGCTTTAACACAGCTACGTCTGTATCTAACACAGTCCACTCATCTTGACCAGTAGCGATGGTCTCTACTTCAAAACATACATCAGCTCCTTGTTTGGCGTGAACGATCAACCATAAATTGTGTTTAGGATGTATCATGATTTCTGATTCTTTTCTGTTGATCTTATAATCATGTTTGCCGACCAATGTGTGGATGGTTTTTTCGTATTTAATAATCCAACCTCGATCTTGTGTTAAATGTAATATTCCTGTTTGCATCAAATTATTTTTTTATTTCCAAAATAGTTGTACTAATATTATAGCCAATCCCAAAAGCAGGCATATTCCAGTTTTTAATGTGAATGGTTCTTTGAATAGAAGTTCTGACATTACAGTGAATACAATAACTCCAATGCCAAAACCCAATAATCTACTTGGCCAAATCTGACCATCGAATGCCAATACAAAGTTCTTAACTGATTGCATAAACATATACGAGATAGGAATACCAAGTAGAACGGTAAACCACATGTTTTGTTTTAGTATATCATACTTCAATTGACCTTGTAATTGAAAGTAAGTAATTACTTGTGCAATAACTCCCCATAAAATTCCGTAAAATACATACATTATTCTGATTGGTTTAAGTATATTTGAAATATAGCAGCTGTTATTGAGTCTTCTGATTCTAGTCTATATAGTGCAGATTCATATCGACCTACATTTATATGCTCTATAAATAATTCAGACTCAATAGAATCGCATGTTCTTTTTAATGAATCGTATACTACTACTTTTAGACGCTGAGATTCTACTTGTTGTCTAACTGTTTTTAGCTCACTCATTTGGTAACGTAGTGCTATGAATAGCATAGCAACACTAGATAAAATGAGTATGGCTCCAAGATATTTTTTCATACGTGTAGATTTTATTTATAAGTCATCGCAATCTTCACATGAATCTACAACATCTGTTATGCTAAGCAGCATATCTTCTGATCTGTCAATTGCACTGTAAATTTTACCAAGCTGGAACATTACAAATGAATTTTGAAAAGTGTCATTCTCGTTAAATTCGTTACACATACGTCTAGCATCTCCTAATATGTCTATAACGTTTTTTAAATCTTCAAATTGTGTCTGTGTTAAATTGAAATTGTTTTGCGGTACTACTTCTTCTTGATTTACTGGTTTTGTTTTTTGTTTTAGTGGCATAATTGTTTTTTTTTAGTTAATTAAATATACTAATTCTTGGATTACTAATAAAGATTATGTTTTATGTATAAAGTGACAAAACTTGCATTTTTTGCAAGTTATGATAGTATTAATGAATGTTTTCTACTTGTAAGATAATTAGATTTGAGTGGTAAGTGCGGTAATATGGCTAAATCTTTTAACTTACACTCTGTCATAACATCAATAGTAACACCATATGTTTCTGGTAAATTGTGTATCATATCTGAGTGTGCTCTTGCATTTTCTTTAGGATTGTTTTCGTGTAATCTTTTGCTTTCGCTATAATGTACAGCTTGTACAATGCCTTCGGGCCATGTTGTTGCTGCCAACTTTAATGCTTGCTCTTCTGATAATGATCCTGGTTGGTGAGAATGATGGAAATAGTCGAATGTTATTGGAATGCCTATCGATTCATGTACATACATCAGATCTTCTACAGCATATTGACTTGCTTTGTCGTCATTCTCTACTACTAATCTAGATCTTATTGAATCTGATAGATGCCAATATGCATCGCAGAATCTCTTCATAGATTCTTTCTTGCCATTTGTCGTAGTATTGACGTGTATGTTTATTTTATTGTATGGAGTCATACTTAGACCCATAAGATCAAATACTTTGGCGTGCATCTCTAAATCTTTGATAGCGTTTACTACTACGTTATTGTTTGTTGATGCTATAACTGTGTATGGACCGGGATGGGTACTAATTCTGTGGCCGTGTTGATCTGCATAATCTCCAGCTTGTTTGAGTGCTGCAGCTATTTGGTCTATGTCTTTTAGAGAATCTATATCAACTACATTGCCCCACGGAATCAGCGCAGATGAGAGCCTAAACATCTTTATGTTATGCTGTTCGTTCCATTGAAGAATTTTAATAACATCTTGAGCATTCCTAAGTGCCAGTTCAGACACATAATCTGGTCCTTTAGCTTTGAATGTTTTGAGTGTCATGCCTCTGTTTGTGGTGACAGACTTGCCTAAGGATAAATTGATACACGCGTAACCTATTTTATTAATCATAACTTTTATTTTATTGGTGATATATAGTTTTTTATCTAGTAATGTTCTCGATTATAATTCTCGTCTTGTATGTTCATTGATAAACTTCTCGTAGTTCTGCCAACCTCGATTAGGAATGTATAGAGATATATCACCTGATTCTTCTTTTGCTATAGCTGTGAATCCAAATCCTTCACATATTTCTGAACGATAATAACCTGGTTCTATTTTTTTTACTATATCTTCTATGTCGAAATCGTGCGGCATTTCAGGATCATAAAGCTCGCACCACTGTTTTGAGAAATCTGCCATATATTATTTGATTTTGGTTATTGATAATTAAATATAATGATTACTTTTGATTGTATTCAAAATAAATTTCTAGTAATATAACAAGAGAATTTTGACTAAGCAAATTAAATTTTGATTAAGCGTACTGATGATCCTCTATAATCAGTAGAAAAATCATCAGTGTTATTTTGATCACCTATAATAAATTGTTTATCCTCCGAGGCACCAAAAGATGCTATTTCTTTAAAACTAGAAAAAGTGCCATCGCTCTGATTCCTGTAGCCGCCTCCTAATGCTTTAAAGCCAATTCCATCTAAACCAGGTACAAAACTAGTATTCCAGTGTTCATACCCAGTTTCTCTAAAATATGAACCATCATAGCTAGGGTATCTATATAATTCAATTAACCTAACGTAATCATTAAAATCTGCTCTTCTAAATCCAGGTATTATAAGTAATTGAGACTCATATGCAGCTTTATTATATAATTTACCATATATAGGACCATTAGCAGGATCATTATTATAATAACACCATGCTGGGGTGGAGAAAGCGTTAACCCATTCAGTATTATCCTGTATTTCCGGTATTAAGGTACCGTCTATAAGTCGATCTATATTAAGGTTTCTAACTGTCCAATTTACAATACCTATTGTACTATTAGGTAAAGTTTGTGTTATAGCCACTGTTTCGTATGCACTTGGTCCACCTTGTACTGTACTATTTGCCATATTATAATCCGAATCGGTATTTTAATGCATTATAATTTTGTGTTACTTCTGTTGATGATAGCACTCTATTGTATACTCTTATTTGATATAGACTACCACTTGCATAGTATGAATTTGCAGCGGCTCTCATCATAGTTAATGGATATATTGTATTAGATATATTACTATTTCCAAGAGGATTACGCCCATCAGTTGCGAATCTAGTTGGCCCCATGTCGTATGTTATTGTTGTAGTCAAAGATCCTGTTTTATAAAGTTTACCAGTTATTGTATCTACGTTAGATGGTCCTCTTTGAATAGTATAAGCTTGATGAGTTATCTGGTCCTTTAATGGCATATTCGTAGCATTAGCTCCAAATTGTTCTAAATTACTATTAGCTCTATATCCGTTGTCTTGAAAATATGTTTGATTAACTATTCCTAAACTATATCCAGCCACTGTAGCTGATCCCGTTGAATGATAAGCTCCATGATTATTACTTAATACTGCTGAAAATTGTGTATTTGTGGATGGAAAATTTGCAACATATTCTATTGTAAAATCTTCTTTATTAAAATTACCGAATGTACTATTAACGCATGTAGCGTATTGATTTATTGTTCCATCAAGATTAAATCTTATAGATGAATTTTGATAAGTAGGAGAATTAATTAAAGTGAAATCATTGTCATTACTCGATAAATCTTTCCAGGTAGTGCCACTACCAGGATATGAAACCAGATTTCCCGCATCAAGATATAGTACTAATCCATCTGTTATTATTTTATTTCCAATTCTAAATGCCATGTTATATTGCTTTTACTATTGTTTTAACTGTCCATTCGTTTGTTGGAGCAGAACCTGATAATATCATATTGCTGCCTGATATACTAACTCCAAACACAAATGTATTTATTGTGCCGAATGATGATGCTGATACTTCACTATAATTAACGCTGCTACCACTCCACATTGCTATTATATTACCCGCTCGGCCTACAGATCCTGATCTAATATTATAATCGAAATATGCTGAGTCATATGATGCTGTAGGTATACTATATATTACTGTTACACCTGTATTAGCAGTTACCTTGGTAGATGCGTACATTCCTGGTGCTAGGTAGCTACCTATTTTTGTTGTTTGATCTGAATTTACATTTACGATTGGTAGACCAGATATATCGTTAACCGAGAATAGAGATCCAGATAAACTATCTGTTACACTGAATAATTCGCCTTGTGATCCTTGTACTGTAAATACTGGATTTAATGATCCTGATCCTATTATAGTTAATATGCTACCTGTGTTTCCTGTTCCTAATATTCTAAAGCTGCCTGTCATTGTATGAGCATCTGAACTAGAATTACCCATTTTAATGCCAGTGCCTAACACTTGAAATTCTGTACTGCCACTTACTACTGATAGAGAACCAGATATAGTTACAGTACTTCCACTTACGTATATAATATTACTTACATTCAATGAACCTGATGGCCCTGGCTTATCAATGAATACTTTATATCCTGAATCTGTATTTGGTGATGATGCGCTTATCTGTAAGTTACCCTCTTTATTTAATCTCATTCTTTCTTGACCATTGCTGGTAAATACACTCTCACTTACAGGATTTATGATTAATCTACCAGATACTCCATTTGTTCCTATTTCGCCTGTATATGTATTATTATAATAAAACCACATATTAGAATTGGAATTAGGACCGGCTTGCATTACTAATCTAGAATTAGTAACTACGCCACCAATGTATACTGCCTCATTGCCAAATACAGTTAATTGACCTTGACCACTGCCGCCACTAACTCTAAAAGAACCCGTTACATCTAATCTAGTTTGTGGATTTATAACTCCTATACCTACATTACTACCAGTATCAATTGAATTACTTCCGGAAACATATATAGTATTATTTATGTTTAATGAGCCTGATACTCCTGATCCAGTAACCATTAGTTTATAACCTTTATCTATAGAACCCGATCCTATAAATAAACTGCCTGAGTAGTATCCATCGCCATTTTCTTTATTCCATTGAGATGCGGTATTTGTTCTAGTATATATCGCTGTAGCAAAATTATAGTTTGCATCACCTCTTACATTGACTACGCCTCTATAATCTGGGTTACTACTACCACTATAATTAAATGACCATACAGGTACTGTGCTTAAATTACCATCTAAGCGCAATAGTGGTGGATTGCTATAAAATCCATTACTAACGTGAAACCATTTTTGAGGTAGTTTACCTTGATTATCAGTATAAGCAACAAAATCTGAACTATCCATTGTAATGAATGTTCTACCTCCGTTGTTTGTAAATAGGGTACCCGCACTTCCTGTACCTTCTCCCTCAAATATTGTTACTCTGCTTTTTATATGCAATGCTGCTGATCCACTAAATGTACTATATACACTCGGTGTTGTTGTTCCTATACCCACACTTCCGCTATTGTTAATAACCATAAACGTGCTACTTCCACTAGTAATTTGAAATATACTAGATGTAGTTACATTCACACTAGCAGTAACACTACCACTAAAAATTAAACTAGAAAGATTAGTCGATCCTCCACCAATTGCTGATGATGCTGTCACAAACACTTGTCCTGAACTACTAACAACTAGCACATTTGGTGTTGTTATGGGTGCAGACGCTGTAACAAGACCAAATAGATACGTAGATCCTGATAAACTCAAAGATCCTGATATACTTTGATTAGCGGTAGAACTTCCAGTCGTTATAACGCTCGCTGTAAATGTATTGAAACTAGATGTAGTTACTACACTTGAGGTAAATGTATTAAAGCTAGAAGTTGTAACAACAGAACTTGTAAATGTATTAAAGCTAGAAGTTGTAACAACACTTGATGTGAATGTATTAAACGAACTTGTCGTAACGACAGATGATGTAAACGTATTGAAACTAGATGTAGTTACAACAGAACTTGTAAATGTGTTGAAAGAACTTGTTGTGACTACTGAACTTGTGAAATCATTAAAGCTAGAAGTTGTAACAACACTTGATGTAAATGCGTTGAAAGAACTTGTTGTGACTATTGATGACGTAAAGGAATTGAAACTTGATGTGGTTAGTACAGATCCTGTAAATGCATTATAACTTGAAGTAGTAACTCTGCTGTCTGCTAGATTAGTAATATCAGTAGTGTTCGTACTAATATTTGATGTATTCGTAGCAATGTTCGATGTATTGCTTCCAATCAATCCATCAAGATATGTGAAGTTTCCATCGAGTTCGGTGAAAGTAAGTGAGCTAAGCTTATTGAGTCTTAAAACTAGTGGCATCTAATTGTTTATGTATAAATATGCGGCTGTTGCGATTGTCTTATTATAGACTTTCTACTTTCTTGTACTTTAATATTCCAGTTGGTGTAACAATTATTTCATTCCACAAATGAGTTTGATCTCTCGTACAAGTCTTCCAATCTGGACACAGATTTTCTTCATGATTAGGCAAAGTGAATCTATACATATTAGCGGCTTTATTGCCCATATCTGTAGAAAAAGATTTTGTATCAGATTGAAATGCTGCGATTAGTTTACCTACTAATTTAACCAAGTACCTACTTTCAGGTCTGAAAAATTGTTTAGACTGCACTGTAAATGTAGAAATAGGAAATGTGTTACCTTTTTTAATTGACTCTATCAAGTTAATTAGTCCAGCTTCTGTAGTCCAGTGATATGTAACTGTGTCTATGTCATTAGATCCGTATGCATTTTTAGTAAACTCGCTATCGAGTAATACGTATGGTTCTATATTTCCTCTTGAATAGAAGTATGCAAATCTGCAAGACTCGACATCTGGCAAATGATCTTCAAAATCATGTCTCATTTCCCACACTCGATAATTAACAAAGTCTTCTATAAAGTCAAGCACCACTTTTTGACTCAGCTTTGGAAACTGGATAGGTTCTACATAATATTGATAATTAAAGTTACGATTTATCAAATCTACCAACTTTGGACTATCAGATACTTTTCCACCTCGTGTATCGAACCCTTGATTTTGTTGATCAAGAAATTGATTTGCTATTTGTTCCCATTCTGATATAGTTTTAAAGCTGCTTTCTGGTTTAAAGTAGCCTCTTACTTCGAATGTATTTACGTCAGATTCTGTGTTTATCTTTTTATTATTCATACTGTAAATAAATACGCAGATTCTAATTCTAATTATTTCTGTACAAATGTTTTACCTAAATCAGAAATAGAGTACACCATATTTCCTGATTCATTCACTGAAATATCGATCATTCCTTTTTCAGACAAGGATGCCAGATTTTTAGATACTAACTCATCTGTTGCTGCAGAAAACAAATCTTCTATATCCCGTTCAGATAGTTTGAATGTTTCGCTAAGTCCTAATTCGCGGGCGTTCCATGCATTTTCTGTGGCTTGCAATAACAGATCATGAAATATTGCTTCGTATTGTCTATCTTTAAATTTTCCTATACAATTCTTTAAATCTAAAAAATAGTGTAAATAAGTTTCGTATATCATGAAAATAGGATTTGAATTTGAGATTGAGATGCCAATCCAGTATGTCGACGAATAACAGTGTCACCATCCAATATCAATATAGTAGGAACTTGATTAATTGAATATTTTGCTGCTTCTTGAGTATGGATCTGTGCGTCTATGTATTGTACTGGCACTTTTAAATTATTTGATACTTGTTGCACTATGGGTTTTAGAGCTTTACATGGAGCACATGTTTGTGTAGAGAAGTAAATTGCTTTTTTCATAATTAGAATCTGTTTGCTAGTTTTAAAATTAAATCCTCTTCTTGTTTGGTTAAATTATGGTAGTTTGCACCTAATTTCCAAAGTGCGGTTTCTATTTCACTTTGATAAATCGTTTTGCTTTGTCTTGTTGATTCAAATTTAGGTGGCTTAATAATGTACTTTTTTTTGTCTATCATAAATTTTATTTTTAATATGTAACAACTTGATTATCAACGCATTGCAACTGATTGGTTTTCAACCAGTTACCGAGCAGTTTTAGAGCTATTTTGAGCTTACCAGGATGTTGTCTATTTTATGGATATATGTATATATTGGTTAGTCTATTTTTCAGCAGATTTGAGCTTATATGCAGCTGCCACCACCTATTCATATATCGTTATAGATCCGTCTTTGTTTAACTTTAATTTTGATCTTTGGTATTTGCTTTTTGGCTCCTTTCTTTTGATCGTTATTACTTTCACTCGAGTGTTATCGTCTAATGTAATATATTTTTCTGTTTGATTCATTGATCTTGTTTTTTATCCCAATCTAACCATCCATCATCTTCATGGTCAGGATGTTTCTTTTTGTGTTTCATGTGATTATCTATTCCTATTACCCATAATATAGATATTATTGCAGATATAGATAATGTTATTATTAATCCCACCATGATTCAATATTTGTTTCTAATAATGTGAATAATATTTTTTTTGCTCTATTATGATTTGCGATTGCTAGTTTTATAGCGATACTTCTTTTTGCTTCTGATTTGTCCAGCTTTTTATATTGAAGAGGATACTTAGCATAGTAATCATCGAGATTGTCTTTTATTGTTTTTATATCTAGTATCTTACATCTATCGTTGATTCCTGATGGCATAAATGCAAATTCTATTTCTTCGTGATCCATATACTCTGAAAGATAGTATTCTGATTGTATTTTTTCTATTAGTTTAACACACAACCTCATCTTTTGAGCATCTCGCTGTGCACTTAAGTGTCTATCTTTGGATGCGATATACTTTGCTTGATTAGTCAATTTAAACTTTAATATTTCCCAAATATAGTAATCGTCCCAATCTCTGTCTTTGACAATAACGGGAAACCAACGACATATATTGCGAATGATCGATATAAATTGTTTGATAGGATATGTGATGTCTATATATTTACGTCTTATATAACGTCTTACTCGAGAAGGAATAATGTCTGTCATTTTTATAGTTTTTATGTCTGCCATATTTATGATTTGCTTGTATGTAAATATAAAAAAACTCCTCTAAAAAGAGGAGCTTTATCTTGTAGGTGTCTTAAAATTATTTTTATTCGTCTTCTAAGTTTAAACCTTTGGACATGTTTCCTCCAGTTTCTTTCATTTGAGATACTTTGGCTTTTTTTACTAGTTTCTTTATTTCTTTTTGTATCTCTTTAACACTTGATATGTATTCTTCTAATTGCGTCTTTTCGTCTGGACTTAAATTTTCAAAGTTGTATTTCATAGTTTTGTTTTCTTTTATTCCTGATATAAATCTTCCGTTATGTTTATCTCTAAGATAGTCAACCATTTTTGCATTCATATTAAAATCAGATTCTAATGCTTTATCATCTGGTTCTTTTTCAAGTGTGGCTGATAGTGCTTTCATAAAACCATTTTCAACAGTATCATCTACAATATTTGACATATCATCATCGATATCTAATTTATCTAACCATGTTCCTGTCTTTTTTGTATCAGGCTTTTTAAATGCTGCGCTAAAAAAATTAAAAGCGGTTTTGGCATTAGATGCTCCAGGTATAAGTCCTAATATTTGATCTAAAGCAAACTCTTTTCCTTGTGAAATGATTTTCTCGCCTTTTTGTTTAAGCGATATAGCTTTAATCAACTTCTTTAAATCTCCGTATGTGTTAAGTTCTATAGACATATGTAATAAATATCGATTAGTGTCCGTAAACGTTACTTAATTCCACTAATTTACGACCAACTTCTGGATCTTTAATGATTTGGATTGAGTCTGCAGTTTTGCTATCAGCAACTACAAATCCAGTGTATCGCTCAGCGGTTGAGTGCTTAACGCATGTTGTCTTATATCCCATTTTTACTCGAAGCGGGTGTATTTCTTCTTGACATACTTTACATTTACTCATAACTTTAATTTTTTAGTTTACAATTTTTGAATGATTTGTTTAGCAATTTTTGAATCTCTCTTGTAGATCTTCCCAATAGCCTCGTTCTTTTCCGTATCTATTAATTACTTCTACCAATTCTGGAAATCCTTGAGCTATCCTATTACGATTGTTATCATCAGCTGCAAAAATGGCTTCAATTAGTCTTGTTTTAAATCCTCCTGCATTACCTTGCTTGTAATAACAAAATTCTAATTCTTCTCGTGTGATTGTTTCTATATTCATACGTTTTATTTTTTAGTTGAATTGATAAGATTGTTTTAACGACCATGTGTATGCTGCTTGCATATCCATGAATGTAACTTTATTTGATAATTCATCAAGACTCATGCTAACGTCTACGCTATCGCCTTCATCATCGCATCCCAAAATTAAACCATTTCCAGCGATTGGTTGAGGATAGCTATCGAGTAAGAAGAAATTTTCTGGATTCTTGAGTAGACCTTCATCATCACAATACAAAGTATCATTGTTGTGCATAATGTGAGGTGCTGCGAATACTTCGCAATCTATTGCCTTTGAAATTTCAGTGAAGTGTTCACCGATTTCGATTTGTTTTACGACTTTGTTTTTTGAGTCGATCAATAATGCTTTCATAACTTTAATTTATTAAATGTAAATAATTTTTTTAAGATAAAGAAATTTTAAGTCGAAGTGTTAGAACTTTATTGTTTTTTGTATATTCTCTATACACTCGATTATTAAATGTGGTGATATTATACCAAATTGTGCGCCTTTAATAAACTCTTCTTTATTGCTTAGAATTTCATCACACGATGTAAGCATACGCTCACGTAAAAATACTAAATCAATATCACTTAATTCTTTGATTGCTTTTGTCAATACTTCACGATTTGTTTTGTGCTTCATACTTTTGATTGGGGTTAAAATTAATTAATTATTTTTGATTGGTATAATTTATCTATTTAGTCGTCTTCACCGTCGTCTTCGGTGATGGTGATCCAATCACCTACATAATCGTCGTTGTCTTCAACCTCTTCTTGTTCTTCAGGTTTCGGCATAACTTTCGCTAAATCCTTTTTAGCAGCTTTGAATGCTTTTGTGTTTTCTTCGAATGGCAACAAATCGTCGTTGTCAAATTGATCGTTAAATTCTGGATAGTCAAAATCGTTAAACATAGTTGTATATTTTTATTATTAATTTTTTTTCTATTACAATTTTTTGATGTGAATTACCACTTATTATAACAGCCTGAATATAGTTTAGGACCACCAGCTATTGTCTTATTCGCTGTCATATTATCGCTGATTGAACTGCCACACAGTCCTACGTAATCTGGTACTTTTTCTCCGTACCATTCAAATGCTTTATCAACTTGTTCGACTAATTCTTCTGGCCAATTAAAGCCGAATTCTATCGAGTAAGTTATTTCGTCGTCATATCCATAACGTTTAACTGTGCATGGAATGTTAGCTTTTTCTAAGCGAGCTACTACTTGTTGAAATGTTAATTTTTTTTGTTTCATAACTTTTATTTTTTTTATTTGATTGATAATTAAAGTCCGTTTTTAAATTCACAAAAATCTTCAAAACTTTCTGATGTTTTATTTTTATCAAATTGTTTTCTAATAAGTTCTCTACCTTTTTGATAATCAACTTCTGATAAGCCTTTGAATATTTTCCAAGTTTCTAACATTTTCAATGCATCTCTTTTTGTGAATGCTGATTCGATCATTGCTTTGACTTTTCTCATGTTCATAACTTTTATTTTAAGGTGAATTTAATTATATTGGCATTTCTAAATTTGGCATATCTAATGTATCCATTGCGATTTTCATAATCTGTGTAATACCTGTACCATACTTAACGTGATACATAAGATCATTAACCAATTCAGCATAAAATTCTGGATCATTCTTAATGTCTTCTAATGTTGGTTGAAACATATCTTCGATCTCTTGTGATCTGTCAATGTTGTTAGTGTCGATGTAAGGATTGTTTTTTTGCATAACTTTAATTTTATATTTTGATTGAATTAATTATTTAGATTTGTTTACAACGAATGCTTTATCTGCCCAAGTCTTAGCTTTACACAGTGTGTAGTTAGTTTGACTATATAGATTGGTACGTGACCAATTCTGATTAATGTCACCAACTTCCATATCTTTGAATAATTGATAGTCCATAAGCTTTACTTTGTTACCCGCTTTGGCAAATATAGTCAACCACGAATCAGTACCTTCCGCTTTGAATTGAATCGTTTGTAGTGCGCCTTTCTTAAAGCCACGAAATACATCGATTGCTGAGTTCCACTGTTGCTTACCCCAATTGTTTTGAATACCGATGTCGTCTACTACCGTCATAAAGCCAGCTTGAACTTTAACGATGGCTCTATATTGACCTTTACGATTTTCAATGAATTCTACTTGACTGATTTTTTCTGAATTGATAATTTGTACTTTTTTCATAACTTTGATTTTTTATATTTAATAATTTGTGAATGTGATAAGATAGCTATTACTTAATAACAGCTAAACGATTAACAGCCGCCGCTGTAAGTCCAGCATTTCTTAAGTCTTGCTTAAGTTTCGATATGTTTTGAAACTTACCATTCTTAACGTTGTATTGAGCACAAATCTGATTGATAGTATTTGACTCGCGTTTCAACATTGATAAGAATTGCATAGCTTCTTTTAACTGTTTGTTAGTACGACACGGGATAATTTGCTTCTTACCAAAGAAGTCAACGTATTCTACGTGTGTACCACTAGAAGCTTTTTCAGTAAACTTAGTGGCTGCTTTGTTTAGATAAACAGTTTGCTCTTGAGATGAAGTGTTCCAGATTGCGTCGTTGTAAGTAATTGCTTTGTTCATATTATGTTTTTTTTTAATGATTAGGCTGTTTGTTGCCGTTAATAGAGTAAATATACGACGACTGTTTCACATAAAAAAATAATTTAGCAACTATTTTTAAAAATACTTCAGGGAGAACCAACGCTTTACACATATATTTCTAGTGAATGTGTATGTTTTTGGTGTTCAATTAGTTATAAGGGGCCCCTTGGGGTGTGTATGGGGGTAGGCCCCCGTGTTAGCCTATTGGCCGGCCCCTTTTTGATAGAATGGTGAGCATCGGGTGAGCTCAGAATATACTTTATATTGGCATTTGTATACGTATATATTGCTCATATAATAATTAATTATCAAGTGAAATATCATATATAAAAAAAGATCAATTAAACATTCAGCCTAGAAAAGCAAATGAATAATTGATCTATTGTGGTTTTAATTAAAGCTAACTAATTTATTAGTTATTCGTCATCTTCGACAACTTCACCGCATTTGAAAGACGATTGCGAGTCAAATCGTAAATACGATTCATAATAGATTCGTTTACGTGTTTACCACTTACTACGTCTGATACGTGAGTCGTTGAATAACCTGTTTCGCTTGCGATTTTGCTGATGTCGCCTGTGCGCAACTTGCGATTAACTCTGCTAACTTTTTGAATGTAAGTCAACTTCGTGTAACTTGAAGGACGATTGCTTTCTGCAACGGGTGTGGTCTTTACTGACGCACTGTTTGTTTTGTTTTTGCTCATAACGTGTTTTTGTTTTATTGTTATGTAGTAAATATAACGATTGTTTTTTAACTTATACAATCTATTTCTTAGGTGATTAAAGTTTTTTCTTCTTAGTAAGAACTTATAATTACAATAGATATTACCATCATCAAAAATGTAGAAACAGATATTATTATTGCAGTTAAAAATTCAGATTCTCTATTTTTCATGTTATATTGTTTTTAATTTTCGCAATGTCGCTCTGAACATCGAATGCATTTCATGTTTACGGTTTGACTAAATGAATATACTGTCATCCACGTGTGACCAAGCAGGGTGCATAATAGTGTTTTCATATCGTATTGGGTTTTACTATACTATTGCAAATCCTATGCCATTGTCTCTATTTATTATAATAAATTGATACACTATTTTTTACTTTCGGCATCTCATATTCCCATGAGGAGTATTTCATTGCTCTATTTATTTTTCTCTTTGATGGATACGATGATTTTGTACAGCTAAACATGCTAGATAATAATCCCATGAAAATGATTGCAAAAACTATTTTCATTTCTAACGTAACTTCTTGTTGTTTCATAATTTTTTATTTGTTTTTTATAACGTAATTAATAAATGTTAATACTGATAAAAATACGAACAATAATTGAATGTCCATATATATGCTGAAATATTTTTCTGGTATTGTTGTGTCTGATAATGCGAAGATACAAATCATCAATTGCGTAATCCAAATAATGAATATCATATTGCCAACTCTTTCACGTGAATCTTTTGATGATTTCTTTTTATTTTTTATTTTGTATATGATTTCGTAAATAGATCCCCATCCTTTAGATACGATAAACCATAAAAGTGCTAATACAAGTATTTCTAAGATAATATAAAACATGGCAACTATATTTTGTTAAATGATACTTCACCGTTGTTGATCACCATATATTGTCCACTGGTACCTAAAGCATCAATAAACCAATATCTATTTCCAGTAGCCATTCCTTCAGTATCAATTTTTATTACTTGAGTGTGACCAACTACTTGTACTACTTGTTTACGTAACGTATTGTAGTTGGCATTCATTAATGATCTTGGACGTATCCATATTGGTGATTGTTCTACGTTATCACCTGAAGGATCCATAGAATATATTTGTTTCGCGCTAATAGCCATTCCGAATTCAAATGTTTTAGGTTTGTGTTTAAACATTTCATTTAAGTCATCAACTATAGTCTCTACTTTCCAATCGCCTTTACCAAATACACTATCCATAAAATCACTACTTACGCCAGCGTGTGTAAATAAAAACTCACCCATTTGATAGGCCATTTGTAGATGCTGTCTATTTTGATCTATAACATATTGAATTGATGGAGCTAATAAATGTTGATAGCCGCTTGTGCCTGTGTCTCCTATTTCTGGAAAGTAGTGGTGATCGTGATTGCCAATCAACATAATTACTTCACATTGACCGCTTTCTTTAAATGCTATTATGTCCTGAAAGTTACTTAGTTGATCTACGCCTTTGATATCAAACGAATCAAAATAATCTCCTATAAAGATAACTCTATCGGGTTTTTCTATTTCAACTATTAGTTTCCATACAGATCTTCCGTGTGTATCACCTAATACTATTGTTTTATTTTTCATACATTCTAATTTGATTTTGCACGAATTGATTTATTTTATCTGTATCAGATTTAACTTCTTGACTTGCCCAATTCAAACAGCAAGCAGAATGTGTAGATCTGCCGTAGTCGATAGTGTTGTTGTTATCAGAGTGACTCTTACTAAAAGTAACGTATGATCCATCATTATCGTCAGATACAGTATAACCTAAAGATTCTGCATAAATGTACACAGATTTGTTGATAGCGTTTCTAATTTCTTTCTTGTTCATAACTTTTATTTTTATTTGATTAATTATGTTTCATACCTGAACAAACACCATAACCTTGTCTTGAAGCCAGTATATTCATTTTATTCGCCAATTCCATTGGCATGATTTGTATCTCGTTTCCCGTTTTATGATTAGCGATTTGTACTCCACCAACTTGTTGAACAGTAGAGCAGTTTATGCAATTATTATAACCGTATTTTATTTTACGAAGTACTGGCATATCATTACCGCATTTAAAACACTTACACATTTCTAATTTTATTTTCATAACTTTTATTTTATTGATTATTTAATTTTATATATTACTCCACTGATTCTTATTCGAGATGCCATGATCGATGTTGTATATTCTAACTTGATGTCTATACTCTTCGCCTTGTTCCCAATTCATTTTGCGAAGCAAATCAAATAGTTTACATTCTTGAGAATATAAATGATGCCATTTCTTAGACTCAACATTTATATCTGTTGTCTCAAGAGGCACAGTCTCTATATACAGATCCATTGCTTCTTTTACAATTTTTTGTTTCGCGGCTTGTTCGATTACGTCTGCTTGACGTTGTAATTCATTGAATTGTCTTGGTGTCATAACTTTAATTTTTTTTGATTAATTTATTGCCATTCCAGCTTCTAATCCAGTTTTGCAACCAGCGTGGTAAACTTGTAGTAAGTCTAATCCAGAATTAATAGTAATTTGCACTCTTGTCCATTCAGGATCTTGTGTAACGATTTCTAATTTGTCTCCCATTTCATCGATGAGATACTTTGCTCTTGGTGTTTGAATTGAAAATTGATGTTTCATAACTTTAATTTTTATTGTGATTAATTATTTTCTGTTAATATCGTCTATCGCAACGATGAAAGCGTTGTTAGTTTTTTCTACTTTGTTTTTAACTCGTTTGAATTTAAGACCTACGATAACATTCTTGTCGTCTACATATCGCATATCGTATGCATCGCCATCGATAACCTTATAACCTTTGTATGTTTCAGGTAAACTCTTTTCAAATACGACTGCGACACGACCATACTCGTTATTTAATATATGCTCGCATTCGTCCCAATTATGTCCAGAATAACTGAATGTAAGATCGTAGTTTAGATACTGATCTGGCAAATGGAAACGATTGGCTACTTTTGTATAATCGTAGAATTGAACATCTGGAAATATATCGAATAACACTTTGCCATTATGCTTGAATAATGTAGGTTGCAAATCTGAAGTACCATTTAAACGTACTGAGAACTTCATACCTTTCTTTTCAGCTTTTGCTTTTGCTTGTTCTATTTCTTTTACAACCCAAGCCATAAAATATTCTCTGTTAGTAAAGAACATCTGTGTCTTCTTGATACGTGATTCGACGATACGATTCGTTTTATCCATGATAACTTGGCCGCTGCCAAATAAACATGCATGTGTACATTCTTCTGTACGTTTAGGACACACTTCGTATCCACTCAGGTTGGCAGGTGCCAGATAGATGATGTAAGTAAGCTCGTTGTACTTTTCGTTTTTTAAGATCTTAGCACTTGAATTGGTAGCACCAATGTAAGAAAGTCCAGTTTCGCGTTTAGCTTGAGCAGCATTTTTGTAGTTTAATTTTGTCATAACTTATTATTTTTTTTTATAATTTGATGGCTTTATTGTCGAGAACAGGGTAAAAGTACCGCGTACTGTTGACATAAAAAAATAATTTAGCAACTATTTTAAAAATACTTCAGGGAGAACCAACGCTTTATGTATATACTTTTTATTAATACCCTTAACTAATTGATTCCCAATAGAAAGGCCCCCATGTAGGGGGCCCTTACCAAATAGATAGATATTAAATTAAGCTGCTTTAGTTGTTGATTTGTTTTTTACGAAAGACCATACAGCACCAACTGCTGTCATGATTGCTCCGATTGTCTCTTGAGTTACAGCTTCAGTAGACATTCCTTTGATGATGAAGATACCACCAACGAAAGTTAAAGCGTGACGGATAATTCCTAAAATTTGTTCTTTGTTCATTTGTTTTTATTTTTTTTGTTATTAATTGGTTAATCAGTTAACCGTTTTTAATCTTATATAAATATGCTAAGATCAACTTAAATGCGATACTTGAAAAATAACGAATCTAATTTTCTGTTTTCATTATCTGAAAGTGTTAATTTCTTTTCTGATTTTTTTAGAAAGTTTATATCGTTTTCTACATCTGTGTTTGAATATCCTCGGCCGATATTAAACTTGTACTTCTCAGTTAAACTCTCGTGAAGCTTTTTTATTCTATTGGATTTTTCTCTAGACGAATTGAATTGATCAGATAAATCTTTTGATTTAAGTAACTTGTCTGCCAATTTATTTAATATGGTAGACTTGTTTGTCACTTATGAGCGAATTATGAATTCTGTAATTGTTCTGCGTAATTCATTTAATGCTTCAGTATTTGCTTTAACTAAGTTTGCCATACGATCTCTTTCTTCTACTATAAGCTTCATCATGTCTTGTCTTAGACTTTCGACCTCATGCTCTAGTCTTTCGTTTCTTTCTAATAATCTACTATACTCTTCATCATTTTTTTTAGCTATTTGTTTGTATGTATGCCATGCAAAATAGCCAAGTACGAGAGCTAATATTCCTAATATTCCATACTGCAATAATATTTCTGAAATTTGGCCGACAGGCGCTTGTAAAAAATGCATTCTCTATTAATTTAAATTGCTATATGTTTTATACAAAACGTATTCCCAATTTTTAGCTAATAACATCAATGACTGATAATCTGCTTTTATTGTTTTTGTCTTTATTAGATCTATAACTGCATTTGTCCAAGCGGTCTGACAATTTACATGTAACAATGGATGAACTTTATCAGGCACTGTTAACTCTGCTAATTTATCTATCTTTTGTTGTAATACCACCCTTTTATTTTTCTAATTATAAATACTTGTTTATTCGGTTGATTTGTTTTTTTGACATGTTTTTTTTATATATGTCACGCACTCTTTATAGTCTCTATTTTCTATTCGCTCAGCTTCTATTTCCATAGGATTATAATCGTAATCTACGTATTTTGCTAATATGTGGTAATGATTCATATTATGACACCTATAATGAGTATACTCGTGGATGATAGTCTTAGTCAACTCTTTTAGAGATGTATTGAGATCTTTGTTTACGTATATTAGATCATCATCCTTGTCGTAATATCCAGCCAACCCTTCTTGATCATGAGTTGGCTTTCTATATTGCATATATAATCTATTGCCATTTATTTTACTTGGTCCATATTTTTCTATGCACCAATCCAAAATCTTTCCGGCTGTGTGATGATTTAATTTTATTTTCATTTTATGCAAATTTCTTTTTTTCTACTATTTTTTTAAATTTTAAAGAATCAAATTCTCCTGGTATGTGGATTCGTTTTTGATCGGGTCGAGGCGTCATAAATCCAAAATTAAACTGTCTGCACCACTCATTAAAGTCGTTTGTAAAAGATATTACTGTTGATGTTTTATTATTCTTTTTCATAATTAAATTATTTTATTGTGAATGTTGTTGTTACTTTCTTTTCAAGAGTTACCATATTACCAGCTTCAATTATCATATATTCTTCTGGATCATTTTCAGTAAAAAATGTTTCTAATTCAGACGCTGTGAATATTCCTTCATAATAGTTATCTGATCTAGATATAACTGTATATTTCTGATATTTTACTTCTTTTTTATCTTCAGCAATCATGCTATCAGCCAATGCATCTATTTCTTTTTGTAGATCTTTAGTCGCATCTGATATAGCACCGCCTTTTTCTAGAAGATCGTAATATGCGTAATGATATGCTGAGTCTACGTCACATTGTTTTTCTGACCAATATTTAGTAGCAAGCTGATCTAATTCATACGGCATAATCTTATATTTTTTTAGTGTGTAACACATGTCATTATATTCTTCTTTAGGTAAACATGTTTCTGGTGTATTATTTGAAACATCAGGCACTAATATTGTATCGTATGTTTTACGTATGTAATTAGAAGGACGTACAACACTCCAACTTCCAGTTGGCAATTTTACTAAGTTGCCATTTCTTGTAGGAATTACGAAGTGACCTTTTGGTGCACCAACTTTTTTGTATTTAGCGCCTGATAACCAACTAAAATAAGAGTGATAAGAGAATGCAGAAGAATAATAGCCTCGATTTTCTTTCTTGTCGAATGAACCCTTACCATAACTCAATTCGTAAGCAAATTTAATAATATCAGTATAACGCATTGCATTTCCATTGTCTTCAATGTGTCTGAATATTTTTTCTCTTTTTGTCATAATTGGAGGATTGGGGTTTTTAATATTGTTAGAATAAGATTCAGGATTGCTCGATATTATTAATAATTGTATTTTATCTCTATTAACTTTATAGTTGTATCGACTTCGATTGTCTTTACTAAAAGACAAAAATCCATTATTAATCATCCAATAACGAATAGGATCATACTGTTGACTTACATATAGTGTTCTATTTTGTCTCTGCCTATCATGAGACGGCTTTAAATAAGGGAACTTAACTAACTCAATTTTTTTATCGAGTGTAGCGCGTGTAACAATAACATCAACTCCTGATGCGAAAATTTCTGATAATACTTGTTTTGCTTGCAATAAGCTTTTTTTAGATAGTGCCATAACTTTTGTTTTAATTTTAGTTTTATTTTTTAGTTTAATTAATTATCTTTCTAAATCGACGTAGTCTCCGAAATTCTGATCGAATACTTTGATCAAATTCTCGTAATCACTACTCATCATTTCAATACGAATCTTTTCTTGTTGCTCTTTACTTAATTCAAGTTGCTTTCCTAATCTGCTTGCATAACCCAATAACGCGAATGCGTTACCATCAGGTCCTGTCAAATCAATTACCATTTTTCCGTAACGTTCTTTTTTCTTTTTAATTGCCATAACTTATTAATTTTTTTTATTATATGCTGACCGATATTGGTCGATTAGGGTAAAAGTACTACTTTCCTGCTTATAAAAAAATTTTTTAGCAATTATTTTCAAAAAAATATCAGGGAGAATCAATCACTTACATATATTTTTAAACCTAATATGTAGTTGTTTGGAAATCAATAAGTTGTATGTGGTTGGTAATGAATCATTTACATATATTTGTATTGTATATATGTAACTCGTTGGAAATTTACACTCGATCTATAAATTCCTCACCATCTTCGAGAGGTTCGGGAGTTTGTGGTTTATCTATAACGTCTCCAACTCCGTCCAGGCCTAGCTTTGATAAGTGTTGCATATAAAATTCGTCAAGAGCGTAGAAGCTCTGCACTTCTTTCTGGGCTTCATCTGTATGAGATGTGAAAGATTCCATATCGCGAATCATTCTATTTGAGAAATAATCAAGTCCTAATATAAATGAGCAGTTGTAGCAAAGCCACTTGAGATTTTCTAATCTCCAATCAGTTCGCACTCCATTTTTAAATGCCAACATTAGTGGTTGCTTCATATCAGTGAGTCTGCGTTCTGAGTGTCCGCACGCTGAGCAGCAATATCCTAATCGACCATCTTTCATTAATAGCGACTTCAACATTCCAAGTCGTTTTGGATTGTTGAGCTGCCTTTCTGTAAGCATCTTATCTAGATCTCCCTTTAGCTCACCCGTGTTCCATTTCTTTGGAATTCCTTTGGAAGATATATTCATATGTAAATGCCATAAAGTCTTGCCTGTCAGCGCGTCTGTGTATTTCTTAGCATATTTTTGATATGTCGTTACACTGACTTGTAAATGTCTTGCTGCTTCTGCATTGCTTCTGGTTTTTGACATCGCTTGGCGTATGTCTTCTTCTGTGAAAGCGTAACCGTCGTATTTAAATGGTTTTTTGTCCATCTACATTATATTTTTGGATTCAACTTGCATACTAATTCCCAAAGTTGTTCTGTGTCTTTAAGGTGTATTTCGTTATCATCTTCATCCATTACTGGATTTATTGATCCATCTGGATTAACACGATCCCAAAGGTAGTAGGATATTAGTTCCGCGGCGTCTTTTCCAAAGTGCATGTATATTAATGAATCTATTACTGTCATAAATGTATCATCGTATACTGAATAATCTATACCGAAATCTGTAAACGCTATGTGAGATCTTATTATTGCATGCTCTATGCCATTTATCATTTGTATGAATATCTCTTTCTTTTTATTTTGCTCAGTCTTTCTTTTTCTTCTTACAGACGATTTGATATTCAACATGCTATCTACTGCTATTTGCACATTCTTGTATTCGTTACTCATCAGATTTAACGTTTAGTTTTTTACTTGATTTTTTCTGAATCTCGTCGATGATTTGTTTTAGTTTCGTACACTTTTCGTACTGTTCAATTTCTAAAAACCACATGATACATGTTTCTAAAGCTGACACCCAATCTCTTTTTGGAATTTCTATATAATGATCTGTAGAATTTATCTCGAATATGGTTGCGTATTGTTTTCTTGCAGAGTGAGACTCGTAAACACTGATTGGCACTTGAGACATCAACAATTCTTTTAACTGTTGAGATTTTGATATATCTTCTGGAGTTAAGCTATCTACGTTTTCGAATATAGCGCGTATAGTTTTTCTTTTCGCCATAACTTTTTTATATCTTTAATTTTTTAATGCTTTTATTAACAACTCAGATATTGATTGCAATGGAACTATATACGATATAGCGTTTTCATAAGGAGATCTTTCGTCATAGTCAATAACTATACCTGCTTCTCCGAATTTTTTTTGCAATGCTGTAGATATTTTTGAAGCTAAAGCCTGTTTGTCTCTTGGATCTTGGAATTTCTCTTCGAGAATAAAATGCAGCTTAACACCTTTTTTAGTAGGATTTGAGTTAACATCAAAAAGTAATCCTAATTTTTTACCATCTATAGTTACGTGAGCTTTGGGTTTTACTGCTTCCATTTATTTTGTTTTATATAAATATTATTCTATGGTCAATAAAGTCATATCGAATGGAGGATTTTCTACTTTAACTGGTGGCGTGATATCTACTTTTTGTTTTAAGCTAAATATACAATTTCCAGATTGATAATCTCCGGGTTCTGTTTGTTCAATTAAATGAGACAGAATTAATAGAGTTTCTTGAGTGAGAAAATTATATTCTGTGCTATCCAAATCTACAACTATTTTAGCATTATAATTTTCAGGTTCTCCAACAAAATAAATTTTAGAATAGTCTATTTGATTATAGTACTTACTTGATTCTTGCCAATCTTGTTCTGTAAAATTTAGAAGTCTATTTGCTGGTTCGTGTTGATTCTTATGTGCTTCGAGTAATTGATCTACACAATCTTGAGATTCTACGAAAACCCTTGTAAAAAATGGTTCTAATTGATAAGCTAAGTTTAATTGATTGTCAGATTTTTTTATAACTAAATCGCAATCATATTTCTTGATTATATTTTCTCCGTGATTAAATGTTCCCCATTTTTTAAAGAATCGTCTAATCTCTATTTGATCCGCAGAATTTTGTAATTGAACTCGGTCTTGCGCTTCTTGATTCGATTGATCAAACCAATTTTTTCCTCTTGATGATACGCACGTGAAATGATATACGTTTGCAGCATATGTCTGTTTTAATTTTATTCCTGCATGTAAACACCTTTGAACAAAATCAGAGTCCTCTCTAGATCTTCTGAATAATGTATTGTATCCTCCTAGTTTTTGCCACGTAGATTTATGAAAAGTGTACGGCGCGAAAAAATACTCTATACACTTATTTGATTTTAATGTTTCAGCAAAAGATAAAAACTCATCGTATCTAAAAGATTCCGGAGTTATACCAAAATCAACAGTAAAAGTTTTATCTGATGCTCCATGTAAAGGCGGCTCTATTCTAGTAGAGCTAAGTATGCAATTATCTTCTAAATCTTTTAATATTTCAATATCATAATTTTTAGAAATTACCATATCTGTTTGAAGATAACTTACTATATCATGTTTAGCAATATCGACTATTAAGTTACAATTCCTTGAATAACCAATTATTGGTTTTACTTTATGAGTAATAATTTTTAAATCAAAAAAATCTTTTTTTATTGATCTAAGATATTCAGTCGTATTATCATTATCATTATCTATAAAAACTAATATTTCATGTTCTTTATCATGTAAATTTTCTTTTAACGATTGTAAAAGCAATTTAGTATGTTCTAATGTGTTAGGTCCTACATTAGTTGCGAATGTTATTTTACTATTTATCATTTTTTAGTTTTTCGTAAACTTGTTTTATACCTTTTTTCAATCCTATAAAATCGATGAGAAGAGGAATACCGGATCCTTTATATACTTTTCCTTCTCCTTGACCAATTTTTACTTCTACTTTATATTCTTCTAGATCATTTATAATTTGAGCTATTCTAGATAAAGAGCATGTTTTATTATATACACAATCGATTTCTTTAGGTAAATTATCGAATTTAATATATGTTTCTACGATTTTAATTAGATCTGGCATGTAAATGAAATCCATATACTTATCTTGATGGATTTGAATAGGTTCTTTATCTATATACCTTTTAATATTTGATTTAATAAATCGAGTATTTAATTCATCTTCATTGAATACCGCGAATATCCTAAGATTGAAAAAATTATTTTTCTCTAAAATTGATTTTCTTATCACATGCTTACTTAAGCCATACGGACTATCTACATCATATAATTCTGCACCAGATCCAAAATGAATAAATTTACTATATCTAGATTGACAACTTAACAAATTGTAATACATTTTTAAATTATCATCTGCAATCTCGTATGTTTCTTTTTTAAGTCTACTACCGCCTTTGACCGCGCAGTGTATAACCACGTCAAAAGTTTTATCTGAGAACCATTCGATTACGGATTTTCCATTAGTTAGATCTAAATCTTTTCTTGATATGGAAGTCACATGATATTTATCGCATAACGATTTATATAAACATTTAGCAATATATCCATCTCCCCCTGTTATTAATATCTTCATTTGCTTATAAAAATTTTATCTACTCCATGAGTTTCAACATTATGATAATCTAAACTTTCTAGAAGACTAATTATTTTATCTGAATTATCATTATATCTATTGAGCCATTTTTCACAGAATTCTATACATAATACGGGCTTATATTTCTTTATAGTCTCAACACATCCTAATAACGCTTTATACTCATATCCTTCAATATCTAATTGAATTAAATCACAACTTGGTAAATTTAAGTTGTCTATTATTATTGACGGCGTTGTTCCAATTCCAGAAATGTGTACTCCTCCTGTATCATTTGGTCTATCTTCTCTTATCAATTGCTGAGTGGAAACAGGTAAACCATCATCTCCTAAACAACATTGCATTTTTATAACTTTTTCAGAATCTACATTTTGATTCAAGCAATAGAAATTTACAGGATCTGGTTCGAATGTATATATTGTTTCAAAATAATCTACAAATGTATTAAGTAAGTATCCACAGTTACCTCCTGCTTGAACCATTATGCCTTTATTTTTTACATACGGTAAAATATGATCTATTAAATCATTATATTCATTTTGATATTTCCAACTACTTTCATCTAATTTTGGCCAATACCATTTATCATTTTTTAAAACTACTAAATCTTTCATATTTTATTTTTTTTATTATATTGTATTGTTTGTAAAATTCCGTCTTTTATTTTTATGCTATTATTGAATTGAGTTGCCGTAACTAATTTAGCATTTGATCCGCAAACATATTTAGAAGAGAATTTTCTATCAAGAACTGGATCAAATTTAATACTATATGTGGTATCAATGCAATCTTTTATCGTAGTGATAATGTCTTTTAATGAGTATTCTTCGCCTGAACATATATTATATACTCCTATAGCTTGACTATTGATTAATTGTATTACAGCTTTACAAAAATCATCTATATACATATAATCTATTATCGTGTCACAGCTATTTAAAATGAGTTCTTCTTTTCTTAAGATCTTATTTATTATACTAGGAATTAATCTAGATGGAACATCTCTAGGTCCATACACATAACATGGTCTAATCCATAACCAATGGATATTATTTTGTTCGCAATATAACTCAGATATTCTTTTAAATATATTTTTAGTTAGCCCATAAAAATTGACTGGTTTTTCTATTTGAGACTCTATAGCTTTTTCTTGTAAAAATCCATATTCAACAAAACTTCCAAATCCTATAAATTTAGCTTTGTTTGGTTGTTTATTTATTATTTCTAATAAACTTAAACTAAGCGGCACATTTTTATGCACCTGATCTAAATTATTAATATCAGCATAACTATTTCCCCCTTGCCATGCACAGTGAATTACTATCTCAGGATTAAAATCTAATATAGATTGCTCAAATAAATAATAATTTTCTTCTTTGACTGAGATATATTTTATTTTGTTTAGTATATGCTTTATGTTATTATCGCTTCTAGATAAAACTAATAACTCATTATTATCTGCTAGGTGTTCTACCAAATTAGAGCCTAAAAAACCATTACCTCCTGTTATTAATATCCTCATCGTTTTAGATTTATATATGTAGCTAATTCTTTTTTCAAACTATAATTGAATGATTCTTCCAATTCTAATTGATCTTTTGGATGGAACGTTTTAACATTATCAAAAACACTCATTATTCTTTTATCATCTTCGGACCAATGAGAAAAACCTAAATATCCATAATCTCGATCTCTTCCTCCTCCTATAATATTAACAGGAATTTTTTCATGATCTAAATAATTTCTAATCATTTCAAATGGTCTATATATAGCAAAAGGAGTTATTGAATATACAAAAGGTATTTTTCCTTCCATTGCTAATCCTACTCCAATTCCCATCATAACCATTTCTGAAGATCCTACATTATAGAATCTATCTGGATATGTATCTCTTATTTTATCCCAAAGGCCATAACCTAAATCTCCTGTTATAAGATATATGTCTTGATTTTTTGACATTTCGTCAAATAACAACTGTGCGAAATCTTTTCTCATTATATACTTTTTAAAGCGTTTTCAAAATTTTCTTGATTCATTACATGATAGTGTGCATTCAGTCCTTTCAAAAAGTCAAACTGTTCTACAGACGTATATCTTAAGTTTATAGATGGATGAAACGTTACTAATCTATCTGTCATATACTGAACATCTACTTCTCTATATGCGGCATAACCATTTATGTTTACAAATACTTTTATGTTTTTTATATTTTGTTCTTCTATAGTTTTTAAAGATTCCCATACACTACCTTCTGCGCTCTCTCCATCGCTTATTAAAACCCATACTTTTCTATTTTTATTAGCTATAGCTCTACCTAAAGCAACAGTTATTCCGAGTCCTAAACTTCCAGTTGAACAATGTATTTTATTTATTTCATCTCTATGAGGATGTCCTCCATGTTTCTCAAATAATTCTTCAGCGTTTATTCCGAAATATTTTTCTAATACAACATATAGCGCTAATGCACAATGTCCAGCAGACAATATGAATATATCGTCTTTTTCCATTTTTGAATATATTTCATCAATTATTTCAAGACTAGAAAAATAACTGCCTAAATGACCTAGTTTATTTTTAAAAGCAATTTCTAAAAGCCTCTTTTTTAAATTTACCATATGAATTTATTTTTATAATAATTTACGATATTTTTTATTTCTTTTACAAAATTTGTTTTTGGTAACCAACCTAAAGATCTCAATTTAGAATCATCTAAAGCATATCTAACGTCTTGACCTGGTCTATCATAAAAAAAATCTATGTGATCTGAGTATGATTCTTGATTATTTTCTTTATAACACTCGATGATTTGTTTCACAGTGTCTATATTTTTCTGTTCGAATCCTCCAGCTATGTTATATATTTGTCCTATTGTTCCTTTTTCAATTAATGTTATAATAGCTGCAGCAGTATCTTCAGCATGTAACCAGTTTCTATATGGTTCTCCATTATTATGAAGAGGTATTTTACGACCTAAATTCAAACACTTAACAGCTTTTGGAATTAATTTCTCTACATATTGACCAATTCCGTAATTATTGGTTGGTCTCACTATGATATATGGAACATTATGGGTTCTTCCCCAAGCTATTACGAGCATATCTGCAGCAGCTTTAGTTGCTGAATATGGATTACTCGGTTTTAGAGTATCGGTTTCTATATGAGCTCCTGATTCAATATCTCCATAAACTTCATCTGTACTAAAATGTATTAGCGTAGGTTTGCTTAAATTTTCTCCTCGATGGTTTTTAATTAGTTCTAATATATTATGTACCCCATCTATATTTGATCTAACGAATTCAGCGCTACTAGCTATACTATTACCAACATGAGTTTCAGCAGCCGTATTTATAATATAATCACAATCATACAAAAACTTTAATTCATTTATATCGCAGTGTACAAATGAAAAATTTTTATTTTTTCTAAACTCTGATAAAAGGGCTTTGTTCGCGGCATACGTTATTTTATCAACTCCTTTAACATACCAGCCTTTTTCTAAACATGCTCGGGTTACATATGATCCTATAAAACCTAAACATCCAGTTATGTAAACTACTTTTGTCATATTATATTTTGTTTTTTTAAATATTCATCAACTAATTTATGATACATTTTTGGTTTTCCATAGTAAATACCATTTAAAAAAGTATGACCTATGAAATGAACTATGTTAGATTTCATACTAACGTCCCATCCATCAAACTCATTTATTGGATCGATCTCTCCGTATATCGGGTGATTTCCCCAATTTGGACAAACGAAATATTTCTCTTCTTTTAAGATGATTGGGATTTTTTTTGATCTTATTATATTCATAATGCTTATAAAAGATTGTTCTTGAGTTTCAATTAAAAATCTTTCAGGACCAGTTATTTCTTTACCTTCAGAATCTTTTATACTTTTATAATTAAAAAGATTTAATAAGAGATTGAAATATTCTGGCTCTAAAAAATCTTCATACATATCTAAACTTATGCCTTGTATACCTGCATTAAAACCATATAATCTCGGATTAATACTTTGATAATAATCTAAAGAATTTTCATACATAGAAAATAATAAATTAGCCATTGATTTATCACAATTGCTATTAAGCGGTTCATATAATAGGCACGGTATTTCGTTTTCTAAACAATACTTAAAATCTTTAAGATCTTCTCTTAAAATTATATCATCATCATAAATTAAATAATAGTTGCAAATATTATTAGATTTCAAATAATGTGCATGTATTATACAATATATAGCCCAAAAATTTGGAAACTTATCTACTATGTCTTGAGATATACCGTAATTTAGACAATACTCATCTAATTGTTTTTTAGTATATGAAACTAAATTAAAACCAAAAGAATCAATTTTATCTGTCCATTCGTCTCTATAATTTATATCGTCCCATAATATATGAAACTCTATATCAAAATCATGTAAAACAGTTACAGCTTGATGCATAGCGAAAAATGCGCTCTTATTTTTAGCTCTATATATATCTGATATCACTAACCTTTTTTTCATCTATGTCTTTATTATGTTTTAATATAATGAATATTGTTTATAATTTTCTAAATATTTATTAAGTATGAAATTTTCTACCTCTTGATCTATATATGGATTATATCTCTCATCAAAATATACCATTTTTAAAATTGATTGTAGTCTATATCTAATAAGTTCTTCTTCGTCTATGTTAGGACATATATCTATTTCACTTATTTTATTTTTCCAAAATAGTGGTATGTCCTCTAAAGTTATTTTATCATCTGTACCGATATTATCATATGCATAGTAGTTTTCTATTTTTGGATTAATATTAATCCATCCATATTTTCTATCGTCATATCCATATCTTACTTTTATATCATTTTCAAAGAAACCATCTGGAATTATCAAAGACGGACATATATTATTAGTTATATTTTGATGCATATATCCATCGAAATGTCTAAATAATTCTTTCATTGGACATATCATAAATTGAATAGGCAAGGATTTTCCAAAATAATTCTTTATTGTTAGTATGCTATGACGTCCTATACCATCTGTTCTTGGAACTAGCATATCTTTATTCCATTGATCTTCTAAAAACCAAGCTTTATATAGATTTTTATTTATTATTAATAGACTATCTATACAAGAAGAATTATAGCTCGCATAATCTTTATTAATTTCATAATTATTATTTAATTTTCTTGGAGAATACTCGTTTAATTCTATATAACCAGATTTACAAAGTCTTATGTTCTCTAACCAATGACTTACAATTATGCTTGGATTTTTTTCTATGTTCTTTTTAAAATGTTCTACTAATTCATTTAAATGTTCTGTAGAACTATCAATAAAAATATGATCATGATTACCTAAATATAGTATGACTTCATCATTAATTTCATTATATGTTTCTATCCAATCTTCTTGACATATATTTCTTTTGAATGAAAATACCAAATCTGTATCTTTAAATAGTTGTCTTACATATGATTCAAACTCTTCTTTTCTATGTTCATATTCTTTTGAAAATTCTACATTTATAATCGCTCTTTTCCAATTATACGCATAGGATAAACTAGAAAGAGAGTATTTAGCTACATCTACTTTATCAAAATATTTTAAAAATCCTCTTTGTAAATTAATATGCGGATTGGCTGATGAGTTAATCAAATATACATTATATAGTAGTACCATCTTCTATTATTTTTTTATAGTATTTATCGTATAAATCATCACTGAATATGGGGAAATCAAAACACTTTTGAAAGTTTATTTTTGCATATTCTAACATAGAATCATATTTCTCTTTACTCAAACTATTTATGATATCGTGAAGCTCTTCTTCATTATTGAAATATAATATCCCTCTTTCGTCAAAGAATTTCCCTATATTTGGACATCCATGATATATAGGAATAGTTCCAGCTAAAAAGCATTCAGTGATCTTTTCTGTAAAGTAATAATCATCGCAAGAAACATTTTCTATGGCTACGCTAAACATATAATCTCTAAGAGCATCTAATTTACTAGGTATTTCTCTTATGCCTCTTCCAAATAAATCAACTCTATTTTTTATTGACTCTATAAAATTAAGTCTTTTTATGTGTCCTGGTAAAAATGCTTTTCTTGATGCTACGCATGATACAAGTTTTGTTTTATCATATATTTTAAGAGCGTCTTTTGGAAGTTCATATGTGTCTAACAAAGATGATTTCAGAGGCGGATGATTTCCAGGATTCGGTAATCTATTGAATTCAGTTATTAGGAATGGTGGTATAAATCTTGCATTCGGTATTTTTTGTAATAGATCCTTATCAAAAGTTAATACTACATCAAATTTATCATAATTTTCAAGTACAGCATTATATATTTTTCTTTCGAAATAATCTTTTTGCTCAAATAGTCTTGCGATAATAGGAACTTTTTTATCTATTGAAATTTTTCCTTCTATATATTCTAATATTGCCCAATCAGCAAGTAATACCATATCATATTCTCCAATCAATTGACCATAACAATAAGAAAATTTTTTTGGAATATCTAAATATTCTAGATAGTAATCAACAGGAAAAACATTCACCTGTGGCAATTTTTCTCCAGACAATCCTTCTTTATATTTTTTTCTATTTCTAATTTCCACTTCATACTTCATATTATCTGCAGTCTCTCTTTTATGAGTTCTAACTTGGCATTTATCACTTGCATTCCACACATAAGTTGGAAAGTCTACTACGCCTATTTTCTCTGGAGGACACATTTCCAAACAAGGAAAAGACACAGCTAAATCGGGAGCGTGATAAAATGGTCTATTATCTATTTTTGATACAATATCTTTTATATCCATTGCTTTCAATAAAAAACCTTTCATTGTTCTTAAATGACCAGCTCTCCAAACATCTCTCCTATATAATTTGTGTTTAGTGATAAATTCAGGATATTCTGTATTTTGTGGATTCGCAATAGTTAGAGAATCTGATCCATTGTAAGCATAAAAACCTCCATACGACATCCACAAATCTTTATCATTATAGAAATTATTAAGATTTTCTAAAACACTTTCATCAAATAACCAATCGTCTCCGCTTATATCAACAAAAATATCATCATCTTCTAATGAATCAAAAAATCTAGTATAATTAAGTATCGCTTCGCCATCTGCGCCAATATTTTTTTCATTTTTAATTATTGCGAATTTGTCGTTATCTTTTACAAGATTATGAACTATTTCATACGTATTATCTGTAGAACAATCGTCTACGTACGTAACATGATAATTATCGTATGTTTGATTTAGTATGCTTACAATATTGTATTCTGCCCAATCTTCATTATTATAAGAAGCTATTATTATTCTAAATCTATTTTTTTTATTTGATGTGGATTCTGTTTTTTCTTTTTTCATATAAATTTTACATTTGAACTAATATTAATTATCTGTTGTCTTATTTCATCATTATACATTCCAGCTTTTAATATTACAATAGGAGATTTTTCTTTTGCAAGAATATCTGGAGATTTAACAAGGATATTGGTTCCATATAATCTTTTACCTTGTTTATTCGGGTCGTTATCTAATATGTTTATTATTTTATCATTGTTTAATCCAAATTTTAATATATATTGGGAAAATATATGCGCTCCAAACAGATATACATTTTCTTCTAATGCATTTATTTTTTTAATTAATTTCTTATGGTAATTTATGTAATTAATAAATAATTTTTTATTTTCTAAATATATTTTTTCTAAGTTAGAAGTTTTTTTATTTTTCGAACTCGTTTTTTTAGCGCAGAAAAATATGCTATGATCTTCTCTAAAATATTCAATTTTTAATAATTTATATCCAAGTATGTGTAAAAAATATTTTATATAATCTTCGCTTGCAAAATAAGTATGTTCAAAATTTAAACAATTTGTGTATTTTCTATATAACATTTCTTTTAAATTAGGAACTGACATTATTAGTAGTGAATCTTTTTTCATAAAATTAGAGATATGATTCATAAACATTATAGGATCATATACGTGTTCTAATACGTGAGAATGAATTATAGCATCATATTTTTCATTAGATTTAAATTTATCATCAAAAAATTGTTTTATAATTTCTATATTGTTATGTTGTTCAATTTTAGGATTTGGTTCTACTATTTTCCAATTAATATCCATGGTTTCTAAACACTTTTTAGCGAGATTTCCATTTGATCCTCCTATTTCAAGTACAGATTTTATATTTTTATTTTGCTTAATAAATTCATAAAATGAATTATGATGCTCATTCCATATATTTCCAATAGTGCCTGAACCATGATCTTCAGAATATATAACATCTAATGATAATAATGGATCTAATTGTATCATTCCTGAGGATGGGCTTATATACCAATTCATATCTGCATATAAATCTTTTTCATAAGGTTGATTTGTACATCCCATAAAAACAGGGAATTTCTTAATGCTATATAATAACTCTAAATCTGATTTACCAGTAATTATGTCTTTATCTCTTTTAATATAGTTCATATAACTTATTTTATTCTATTTTTTATTTTGCTAATTGATCACATCTATAATGAATTAATTATTTTGTAATTCGTACATTACTTTTATATATTTTATAAATTTTTCTTCTTCTTCATCATGCAAAGGCAATAATGTATATAGTAAACTACTTGTGATCCATTTTATAATTGTTAATTCTTCTTTAGTGAATAATGATTCAAAATAATTTTTTAAACTATTAACATAAGAATAATTTATTTCAATATTATTCAATATAAAATCATATCCTATTATAGATTGGTATATTTTTGCATAATCATAAAATTTATCACCATATATTGTATTAATATTGCCTTGCTTACCGCGCATATCAATAAACTTTATGCCAGTTTTGGTTTGTAGAATATTGGTAAACACAGTATCACCATGTATTACTGATGGAATACCTAATTTATTTTTTTCATAATGATTAAAAAATTGTATGAATGCAAATCTGAATTCATCAATTTGATATTTTTTATACAATTCAGTATTTTCTTTATATCTTTTTATAATTTTATCATTGTAATTTTTGTAAATATCAATTTTCTGAATATCATCATTTTTACAAGAATGTATTTTACTCAATGAAATATTCAGTTTATCTATGTCTGAAAATTTCAATAACTCATTTGTATACAAATAGGAATAGTTAATACCTTCTATGTATTCCATTACTATTTTATTATTATCGGCTGTGATTACATTTGGAAAATAATTTTCAATACCGGATGGTATGTTATTATACCAATAAACTTCTCCTGCATTTGATGTATGCTTTGTAACTATTTTTTTATCATACTCAACCTTATTAAAACTTCTAGATGGTGTATCGGTGTTATAAATACCTATTGCTTTATCTAAAGCAAAATTTGCATTTACAGCTAAATCATCTATATAAAAATTAGCATATGGTTTTCCAAAATGAATTTCATCGTATGGTATTTCAAATTTATCAAGAGTATCAAAAGTTATTTTACCTATATCCGCTATTATAGCTCCAACATTTCCTTTGTGGGTTTTCATACGTCTGGCTGTGTAAATTATAATAGTATTTCCCAACTTTTTTAATAACTTTAAAAACTCTATATTTCTATGAATTGGTAATACCGATGTATAGTCGGCTGATATGGTTGGGTGCGTTACAAGTGTATTATCTAAATCAAAGCATACCCTTAAATTATTTGCATAATTTTTATTCTTATTGCAATATATTTTCAATTGCAATGGCGTTCCAACACAATTAAAATTTTCTATCTCACAACCATAGACATCTTTACTATCATTTAACATTTCTTCATATACACAGGATGTGTATAATTCTTTTCCAGAAACATTATTTAATTTTTCACAATAATATTTCAAATCTTCTCCTGATTCAAATCCATATGCACCAGTATTAGCATTATCAGATATTTTAATTTTCTCTTTTATTTCTATAACTTTATCCCCAATAGTTTTTATGTAAGAAAAAATAGGTCGCTGTTCTGTATCTTTGAAGTAAAATACTAAATTTTTATTTTGAGAACCTTTATAAAGTCCAATTATATCATCTGTGTAAAATGTATCGCAATCCAATAGTAAAACATTTTCTTTTAATTGTTCTTCGGTAAATATTTTTAATGCTTGTAAGACAGTTTCTGATGCGCCTTTAGTTATGAAATCAAGAGAAATAAATGATATGTTTATATTTGGAAAATAAAATTTAATTAAAGTTTCAAAATTAAATTCTTTAAGATGATTATGATATACAATATAAATCTTATCATTTGAATAATCCAATTTTAGATTTTCAATTACTCTATATATCATAGGTTTTCCTAAAACATTAATCAGTGGTTTAGGCATTTCATATCCTTCATCTTTAAACCTCTTTCCTATTCCGCCAATTGGGATAATTATATTCATACTATATTATTATAGATTATTGTGTTAGCGTAGTTTATTTGAAAAATGTATTACAATTACATTGCTCTTTAAAAAACTGTATAGTTTCTTTATTAAACCAATTTAATTTAAAATCTTGAATAAGATAATTAAATTTCTCTAGTGGACGACCTCCTAATCCTTCAACGAAATGAAAACATTTTATTTGCTTATGATCATGAGTGAATAACTTATTATCTTTTATATACCACTTTTTTATAGG